TGCTGTCATGCGTCCCACAATCTGGCACCTAAGTCCTTTAGGACGGGCATGATCTGGAACTCCCGCTTCGTAGGCTCGTAGTTCTGGTCGAGCCCATGACGCCACGCAGCGCGACGCCACCAGGCGAGTTGCTTGTCGGTTGCGTCACCCGTCCACTTGCTAGACAGCCAGCCTCGCATGTCATCGGGCAGCGGACCCAGCCTCCAGGTTCCCCACTGCGGCGGGCTGTTCGTACGGTGCGCCACGATGGGCTCCGCTCCACCGGGTGGGATGAACACACACAGTTCCTGTGTGGCACGCCCCAACTTCTCCGTCTTGTACAACTGGAGAACCGTGACGTAGCCTCCCTTCAGCAGCGGGACCTGGAGTTTCTTGTAGCGGGCCAGGGGTTCGAGCCCCATGTGCCGCAGCCCGGTCCTGCTGCTGGGAGCCTCCCAAGCCTCCTGCGCTTCCACGACGTAGGTGCTAGGCCACACACCGTGGAACAGGTACGCGTGACGCTCGATGTTCCTGTTGGTGCAGATCACCTCCGGCTCGATATCACCGGGCCGCGTGATCCTGCCCACCTGCTGCACCCAGCGTACTGGGGACAACGTAGGCTGCGCGTCGATCAGACGTCTTAGCTCTGGGATGTCCACACCCTCTGTGATCACGTTGATGTGGATCACCATCATGCGCCCGGCGCGTAGCTCCTCAAGAACATAGCTACGCCGTGACGTGGGTGTGTCTTGCAGGATAGCTTCGGCACTCACGAGACGCTGGAGCAACGCAGCCTCCAGCGTCTTGGCGATCTCTGTGCCGGGTACGCTAATCATGGTGGGGACGCCGTCGTTGTACTCCGCACACAGGTCGGCTAGCTTGTCGATCTGTGTGGCGTACGCGGTGCAAGCATCCGCTCCCTGGAAATCCCCCGCGTGCAGAGCGATGCGATCATCGTCTACAAGCGGTACGGTACGCACCTTCGGCGCAGCCGCCCAGCCCCCCTCGATAGCGGAGGGCCAGGTCAGGATTTCCACGGGGGCTCCCCAGTTCTCACGTAGCAACTGGGTTTGCTTCGGCGTGGCTCGGTAGGGTGTAGCGGTGAAGCCGATCCAGTGCGCGTACGTGAGCGCAAACAGATCAGCCGTCACCACGTTGCTGTCTACATTGTGGTGACTCTCATCACAGATCACCACATCGGGTGGGGTATGCGTCCCCGTCATCAGCCGGTTGCGAAACCTGACGGGTGTGGAGATACGGTTGTTGTCCGCCGCTTCCCACAACTCCCGCTCCGTTAGCTCCTGCCACGCAACATCTAAGCGCTCCAGGTAACCTCGGATGATCTCCAGGCGTGGCGTGACGATCCAGGCGTATAGCCCCTGCTCGTTCAGCGCGTCCTGTAGCGCGAGCTGGATCGTACCTTTGCCCGTCCCTGTCGGGGCGGAGTACAGCCGATGCGCTGGCGCGGCGGTGCTGGTCACGAACGTCAGCGCATCGTTGAGACAGTTCAGTTGGTAATCTCGCAGTGTTACGAGCACTAGCTTCCCCCTTTCATTGGTGTGGGGAACGGCTCCGCTCCCCTACCGTACCGCGCCCAGCGGAGCAGGGTGCAAGACTCGCCGGACACCCATTTGTTCCACGCCTTGATCGTGAGCGCGGCGGGGTATGCTTTGTCCTGGGTGCGCTGGTTCTTCGACAGCGCCCGCTGACGCATGAACCACTGCCGCAGCTTACTGATCGGATCATCAACTTCGACAATCCCGACGCCCGTACAGAACGCCTCCCAGAACTCGTCCACAAGTTCTGTATTGCCTACGCTGTGCAGGTATGCCCACGTCGCACCCAGAACTGCACGGCCCCCGCCGCTGACCGAACGTGCCCGGTCACCCTGCAACACCGCCCCGTGGATAAACTCCGAGTCATGGTGTGCGTAGAACCGCAGCATGACCTTGTTGTCCTGTACGGTCTTGACGGTTGGGCTGTTGTGCTTCAGCCTCCACAGATGCTGGAGTAACGTAGCCGTCGCCGTGGGGTTCACAACCCCCATGCGCCTAAGCTCATCCGCGAGGTTACGACGCTTCCCCCTATCCAGTTCTACATCCTCGTCAATCCCCCACAACACCAGGGTCTCGAACGGGGTACCTGACAGGGTGCAGGCCAGCAACCGATGCTGACCGTCGCGCAGCCTCCCGTCGCTACCGAACTTGATGGAGGCCCCGTTGAATTCCCAGTCGCCACGCTCCATGACGACACCCAAACGTACGGCACGCTTCTCATCAAGCCGCCTGTAGTTGACCGTGTTATCGACCAACCAGTTCTCCGCCATGTCAGGGGTGACCATGACGATGTCAGCTACCACCGTTTTCCCGGTGGCGCTGTGGAGCGTGACACCACTGGGGGGACCCGCGTCCCTCCCCTTCATCCTGTCCTGCTTAGACAGGATGGTCTTGAACGTCGCCTTCTTAGCCATTATCGTCTCCTCCGTTCAGTGCCGAGAACAGAATATCCATCCTCGCCGGTATAACAATGGTGTCGTTGCACACGCCACAACACCGCCCGTGCTCTAAGATGGGGCTGGGGTTGTGACCCTCAGCCCACCCGTTAGCCTGCACCTCTATCTTGAACCCACAGATGCAACACTCCGGGGCATCGGCCAGGGAGAATCTAGACATGAACTCCCACTCCTCGTCGCATCCGTCTGGCAAATACTCGTTGTTGCTCATCTCGCTCCTCCTTTCGGTCTCCCCCCAAATAGGTGAGGGCGACGCCGCAATGATGCGACGCCGCCCTCTGGAGGAAACGACTCTACTTGATCAGGGCACGCATCTGCTCAGTGCTGAGCCACTCATCCACATCGCGTGGGCGGCACAGGTTCTGATGACGCGTGGTTGTCACGCTGTACTTGTCTTGATTACCATACCACACGCCCCCGCGATGTGCGTACATCGGGAAGTGTCTCCCGTAGGAGTACACGGCGTAGACATCACCGCGCTGCTCCGCGAAGATGTTGTTCACCTCGAACTCCTCACGGCACAGCACCATATTTGTCGCGTCGTGGTTGGTCAGGCGTCTCCTCATAGCGCACCCCTTTCGTAGATTCTGTTCTCGTGGTGCATCGAACACTCGATACACTTCGGATCGCACGGGTGGTCGTCGTCGTTGCCGTCGAGCTGCCCGTGACATACAGGGCAGTGCGACTCTTCGTAGAGGCATTCGTAACCAGTGCTCATATGCTAGCCCTCCTTTCTAGGAGGAGACGGGATACACTCCGGCACCTCATCACGGGTGAACGTACGGATCTCACCGTCCCCGCTGACCACGGTCAGCGACAACGCGGCGTGGACAATCCCCCGATAGTTTCGACCAACGGGGGTTGCGACCCAGTGTGTTGTCACCTTCCCGGCATCAAACACACCGGGCCAGATCGCCTCCAGAGCCAGGGAGCGCTCAAGTCTCCCCAGCTCTTCCTGGAACTTTCGTAGGTTGATCATGCCGGCACCAACTGTTCCGACAGATGTTCCGCCAGGTCACGCACCTTGTGCGCCATGTCAGCACTGACGGTGTCCGACCCCGGCATGATCACGACGCTGTGATCTTTCGAGACCATAGCACAGAGACCTTCTGCCGGAGCGTACAGGGACTGCCCGCGCAGCAGATACACGAAGTCCTGGTTGATCCAGCGCACCATATCCTTATGGTTGCTGTATGCTGTCCAGCGGGTGCGCCCGTCATCGACGGTGATACCCGTGGGCACCAACACTTCGGGCCTCTCGTCCTGTTCTAGGATGCGCTCCATGTCCTGAGCTACATCCCTGTCGCGCAGAACTGCGCTCGCCGGGAGCCAGGCTTTCAGCCCGTCCTCAGACATGAGCGCGGCAGCCTGATCTGACCGCAGAGCGCAGAGCCTGACAGCCCACGCGCCCACAGCAATCCAGCGGTCCTCGCCACGGTAAACCGTGCGATGGGCCACCGACTTCTTGAGTAGCTTTAGCTGTTTCATTCGTCTCCTCCGTTTCCTCGTTTCGTTTCCTACCAAATCAAATGACACGGGCGGGATGGCTCCCACCCGTGCCGCATGCTACGGTCCTCCCTAGTTCCGCACCGCCTCAAGCGCCTTGATCCACGTACCAACCATGCGCTCGGTACGCTTCGCACCGTCCGCAGGATTCTTGGCGAACCGTGGCTTCAAGTGTTGTGTTACCGCGTTCTCCAGGCTCCAGGCGGTGCCAGGCTCGTGGACTCCCGTCTCATGTTCGGTGGGCTCGTGATACTCACCGAGCACCTTTGGGATGTCCGACCAAGGAAACACCTTGGCCTCCGACATCTTCACGGTGAGGTGATCTGCCCAGCGCGGGGAGATGTTCCATCCCTGCAAGCGCTCAATCCTCTGGCCCTCTGCTACAAACTCGCGCTCGATGTTGTTGGCCGCAAGCTCGAACCTATCCCGCAGGTTCTGTGCCGCGTGCCGCGTGTTCCTGTGGCTCACGTTCAGCAGGTCACCGCTGAACATGGACAGGTTCGCGCACATCGTGACGAAGTAGCCCAGCGCATCCGCCGCGCTGCTACTCTGGTCATACGATCCGCGCATGATACCCACGAGTTCGATATCACCCACACCCTCGAACGTCTTGCCGAGATAGAACGCGGCAAACATTCTCTGTAGGTTATGGGTCAGGTGGAACTCTGCGCCGTGGGGATTGAACCCCCGCTCGCGCAGCACCCGGAACGTCATGTCCGCTTGCTCCTCAAACGGGAGCGGTACGTGACGCTCACCCAACGACATGATTGGGCCGTATGGTTTGAGCCTGTCAACAGCAGACTCTACCAACGTGCCCTGATCGTCGAACACGTCACGGATTGTGACGCGGTCCTTGATCATGTTGCCCTTCTCGTCGTGGTTGAGCATCAGGTTCATGCGGGGCTTTTGTGTCTGAATCATGGTCGTTTCCTCCGTTCGTTCTAGTACAAGTTACCGTCAGATGACACGGGCGGGATGGCTCCCACCCGTGCCGCATGTATCAGTCGCACACCCACTCGTAAATCTCCTGCTTTACCATCTTCGTATCTTTCAGTACCCTCCGGCAACGTCCGTCCCCGGTAAGGTACACCCAGATGGTTACAGGCCCGTGATGGTGACACATATACCCGTCTCCCACATCACTATCCCTCCGCTTCTTGTACTTCCTGTCGAAATTTACCGACAGGATCTTGACCAGTTTCGCGGCTTCCCCGAACGTGGGTACGTAGGCGTTGATCGTCACGCCACCGTACCCCAGGTACGCGGTAGCTCGGACGTCGCTGTCCTCATCAGCCAGGTTCGGCCAGGACATATTGACCGCGCTGCACGCATCATCAAGCACGTCACCCAAGCGTCCAAGCTCCGCAACGCTGCGCTCGTAAGTGTGTTTGATGTCTTTCAACCGTGACTTCTTGATCTCTGTGCTGTCAAGCATGGTGTTTCCTCCTAGAAACAGTGTTATCCACTCTGGTACAAACGTAATAGATGGTAGCGTGATCAGGGGTCAGCCTGACCACGCCACGGGCTGTTCTTAGGGCGACAGCCTAACCCCTTTATGATGCAAGTACGCTAGCCGCGCCTGTGCTACAGCGTGCGCATCTTGGAAGCGGTGCGCCATCATGAGGCGCACCACCAGACCCGCCATCCTGGCGCTTGTGCTGTCGGTCATGACAGCACCACGCTTGCGGGATCTTCTCGGATCATCCATGCTAGGCCCGCGATCCAGGCAACCCACCCTGCTACCAGAAGGGGAGACCACCAAGGGCCTGATCCTACATGGGCCAGCGCGCTATCTAGCGCGAGGTGTACCACGTCGTATGCTGCTTGTTCGTTCACGTTTCGTTTCCTCCAAGAAACACACCGTGTTCGTAAGGGCCAGATTAGTTCCACACCCGCTTGACTAACTTGCGCTTAGTCTCACCGTCCTTGATGAACCAGACACTACCCCGCCACAGGTTGATACCCATAGCCTGGATGTGGCTCTTGGTACTCATCTTGAAGCGCTTGCCTTCCTTGTCCACGCCGGTAATCTCGTAGTGTCCGAGATAGATACGTCGCATTAGGATCTCCTTTCTGCTCGCCACTAGGTCTCATATCGTGCCCTCGGATCAGAGGATCTTAGGATGTCGGGCATCCGCTGTGCCGCATCATCATGCGGCATAGCTTCCACCGTCCAACCCGTGCTGGGCTGGTATGCTGCAACGTATGAGCACCCGACGCTGCGGCATATCGCAAGCGCTTGGCGCTTGGCGTCGGACGGGTGCAACGTCACCCGCGTGTGATGCGAGACGTGCCCGGTATTCTCCCCTAGATCCGTTTGTGTGACGCGGTCCAGGGTCAATGTCGGCCTCATGGCATTCTCTCCAGAAAAGGGTAAGGGCCAGGGGTTTCTCCCCGGCCCGTGTTGGGTGCTATTCCGCCGCCGCTTCCGCCGCCTCATCTGCCGCCTCATCTGCCGACAACTTTTCCCATCGGGCGCTCGCTCCGGCAATCTTCTTGACCTGCTTTTCAACCGCTGCCGCCGCCGCCGCCGCGAGGCTTTTCATGTCCTCGTGCGTTGATGTCATGGCTTCCGGCGCGTTGTCGCCCAACGTGACCAGCGCCGCTCCAAAATCGTTGGTCTTTTTCAGGGTATCGGTCGCGACGGCTCGCAGGTCCGCCAACGTTTTCTCAAAGGCAGTGATGCGCGCAAGCGCTCTGTTCGCCTCGCTGGAATCGGCTGCTACCAGGTCCGCCAGGAACTCACCCTTGTCAAGGTTACCTTCCGGGTCGGCGATCCGTTGAAGCCAGAGCTGACCATCCCAAATTACCGGAATGTTGTTTCCGACGCCATTCCTGCGAATCTCTCCCGTAGTGCCGACGGCAGGCAGGGCCGAGGGGTCGAGCACCTGGTCCACGGTTCGGCTGTTTTGTCGCTGCAACAGGCCACCTTCCGACAACAGGCGTACGGCCTGTTGGGTCCGGCGCTCAATGCGCGTAGGGGCCTCGCCCTTGCGGGCATTCCTCGGGCGCTGCTTGTCGCGTGCGGCCTGCTGGAATTGTGCTTCGAGTGCTTCCGCCTCGGTATCGCTTCCGAACTCCTGTGCCGCGTCGCTTCTAGTGTCTACCGTCATTTTTCGTTTCCTCTCCTGCAGTCTCCTTTTGAGTGCCAACCCCGTTGTTGACTACTCGACTACGCCGAAGTATACCCCGGAAGTCCGGCGGAGTCTACTAAATTCCGATAGATTCCGCAAAGTGTTGACACATAAGGGGTTAGGGGATTTGACGTAAGTCCTTGCGGGCCAGGGGGTTGCGTCCGATTTGGCCCCTTTTCCCCTATCGGATTTGCCTATACTTCGCGGGGGAGTGTATCGGGTTTCCCGATGGGGGGAGGCGGCAAGCGCCGTGCCAGTCACAAACCCTTGTGGGCACTGGACTTACGTCGATCCTGCGCAAGTCGAGCGGCAGCAAGGAGTTGCGGCGATCCTGCCCCGGGGGCCTAAAATCGGGGCCGGCGAGCCCCTGTGGGGCGCAACGCTCTCACACAAAAATCAGGGAAAACGCCGTAAACCCTTTTTACGCAGGGACTTACGACAGAGAGGCCCACGCCGCGCTCCACTGAGGTACAATAGAGGCAACGAAAGGAGGTAGCAATGAGTGATCTCTGGTTGTGGGCCGCCGTGTCCGTGTCGTCAGGTTACGCCGTGTACAGGGTTGTCCGAGCCCTAGCAGCCGCCGCCACCCTACGCCGCGCCGTCTCGTGGTGGCTAGAATGTCAGGACTGCGGCAGGGTCTCATATATGGGAGAGGGACCTAGCGGCCACCGCCTCTCACGAGAATGCGACGAGTGTATAGGCTGCTCGTCAACTAGCGTCCTCCCAGTGACACGCCCCCAATGCCCCCACTGTGGACAGAGCTTCTCCATCTTCGCCCCGTCGATTAGCAAGCGCACTCTGAAGGGCGGAGGGGAAATTCAGGACTGCCGCAAGTGTTTCAGGGAGTTCGCCCTCAGATATTCTGACTGGAAGACGTCGGGGACTCCGGGGCCGGAAAACAGGGGCTCCTGAGCCGTTTGCACAGAGCGTACATATAATGTGACATCCCCCTAACTGCACATAACGCCCATTCTCAGAGTTGTAAGTCCTTACTGGGCCAGGGGTTACGACGCCGAGGGGGCCAAAACCCAAATGGCTCGTATTATGGCTCGTAAACGGCACAAATTGCACAATGCCCCTTCGGGAGTGCATTCCGTAAGTCGAGGCCACGCCGCGCCTTAGGGCGCGTGTCACGCCGCGTGCCAAAAAAGGCGATTAATACGAGCCAAAATTTGGCTCGCATTAGCAAGTGCGTCATTTTACATAACCCCTTGCCACGTAAGGACTTATCAAAACGCACAAATAATGTGACATCCCTCTAACTGCACAATTTGCACAATGAAATTTCCCTAACCTCTTGCTCCTTCTATACTTAAGTTTTTTTCAAGACAAAATGTCTTGTAAGTCAAAACCTCTATGAAATTTTTCGAAGGGGTCGGTCGAAAGGTGCATTCCGCCCTTTGGGATGGGGCGGAAGGGGGAGCCCCGCGAAAAATATATACGGGGGCTAATGCGAGCCACGCGGCCCGAATCGGCTCTAGTGTGCCTCGACCCAACCCCTTGCCCCGCAAGGACTTACGTCATTTATGACGCAGTGTGTTGTGCAGTTAGTGGGATGTCACATTATTTGTGCAATTGCCCTAAACCCTTACCGGGCCTCGACTTGCGTCGGAGGTGACAAAAATTAATACTGGGTACAAGTTGTGCGATTTAGGGCAATTTGTGCCGTTTACGAGCCACAAACACAAGATGTAGGGGGTAAAGCGAGCCAAAATACGAGCCATCAGCAAAATCGCACAGTATCCGCCAATCCGTGCACGCCCCTAGTATGCCCGCCCCGCCAGTGGTATAAGAGCAGGATGGACGTCGCCCGCATAAGCTACGCAGAGGCCGCACCGTTTATCCAGCGATGGCACTACTCTGGGAAAATGCCGAAAGGGCGATGTGTAGCGTTCGGGGGGAGTGGGGACGACGGGTTGTATGCGGTAGCCGTCTATGGGAATGGGGCTAACCCGTACCAGGCACAGTCCCTACGCCGCCTTACCGGGCTGCCCATCCACGACAGCAACCTGTACTGCCTGACCCGGTTAGCGAGAACGGAGCCGAGGGCCGACCCCCCGCTCTCCTACTTCCTAGCCCGCTGCCATAAGCAGCTACGACACGAGGGCATTCGCTTCATCGTCTCGTTCTCCGATCCAGACGAGGGACACGTTGGAGGTATATACAAGGCTTCCAACTTCATACATTTGGGTAAGACGCAGTCGGAGTGGCACACGGTAGACGTTCACGGCGTGCGGGTACACCGACGACGGGCCTACCGCTATGCCAGAACCCACGGCTGCGACATTTCGGTTGCACGGGAACGTCTTGGCCTGCGGCGTGTGAAAACCTCCCCGCGAGATCGCTGGTTCTTACCTATCTGTAAGGGAGACCGAAGTAGGATGTACCGAGAGCCGTCTCTGGAGTCAGAGCTAGACCGGGTCATCGGACGGCTGCGGCGGAGATTATCCGGGATCGGGCGCGTCGAGTCTGGTAAACTCTAGGCATGGCTACTAAGAAGAAGAAACCGAAGAAGCCCGCGCTGCCCAGCCGGTACAAGCACTTCCAGGCGTTCCTCCGAGCGGTCTCGCTCTCGGACGTACAGGAGATTGCACAGATGCTGGTGGACCGGGCCACCGACGACCGGGACCTGGCCGCCGCTCGCCTGCTGCTGAAGCACATCATGCCTCCACAGGGGCTTGCCTTGGACAAGGAGGACATCTCGGCTGCGCGTGAGAACGTGGTGAAGTCTGAGCGGATCGACACGATGGACGACCTCTTTGCCCACTGGCAAGGTAGCAGCTAGCGTCGCATCCTCGCTGGAGAAGATGATCCGGGATAACGACCAGGCCCGCGATCTTCTTCGGCGTGTGATCCAGTCGCAATACGTCCCCCACAATCCGACACCCAAGCAGGCCGAGCTGCTGATCTCCGAGAAGTTGGAGGTGCTGTACGGAGGCGCGGCGGGTGGGGGCAAGAGCGACGCTTTGCTCATGGCGGCTCTCGCGTACGTACACGAGTCGAATTACTCCGCCCTGATCCTACGCCGCTCCTTCTCGGACCTGTCCCTGCCGGGCGCAGTCATGGACCGCGCAGCCGCGTGGTTGGCGCACACCGATGCGAAATGGGCCGAGCGGGCGAAGACGTGGACCTTCCCGAGCGGGGCCAAGCTGTCGTTCGGCTACCTGGAGAGGAAGAACGACCACTTCCGCTATCAGGGCGCGGAGCTTCAGATGATCGCGTTCGACGAGCTGACCCAGTTCGAGGAACACCAGTACACCTACCTGTTCTCTCGGCTGCGTCGGCTGGGCTCCCAGAAGCTGCCCGTCCGTATGCGCGCTGCGAGCAACCCCGGCGGTATTGGTCACGATTGGTGCAAGCGGCGTTTCATCGACATTCAGCATCCCGACCGGATCTACATCCCGGCCCGCATCCAAGACAACCCATACCTGGATCAGGAGCAGTATCTCACCAGCCTGTCCCATCTCGACCCGATCACCAAGCGGCAGTTGCTTGAGGGCGACTGGTCAGCGCGACGGATGGGGGCTCTGTTCAAGAGGGAGTGGTTTGAGATACTGGACATGTTGCCCAACCACGGGTTCGGGGTCCCGGTGCGGTATTGGGATCTTGCCGCGACACAGGAGGGGGACGACAAGACCAAAAACGCCGACTACACCGTGGGCTGTAAGATGGTCAGGGACGTGTTCGGCACTTTCTACGTTCTGGATGTCATACGGGAGCGACTGAACCCCAGCGACGTGGAGTATCTAGTACGTCAGACGGCTGCTCGCGACGGGCGTGAGTGTCGGGTACGGATCAGCCAGGACCCCGGTGCGTCGGGGAAGTCCGTGATCGACTACTATCGCCGGCACGTAATCCCCGGCTATATGTTCGACGGCGTGCGCGAGACCGGCTGTAAGTGGGTCAGGGCGCAGCCAATGTCGGGCCAGGCCGGCTCCCGGAACATCAAGCTAGTGGCGGGGGAGTGGATTGACCGCTTCTTGTCCGAGCTGGAGAGCTTCACCGAAGACGGCAACCACGCCTTCGACGACCAAGTGGACGCGTCGAGCGGGGCCTTTCTGGTCCTCGCTGAGGAGGCCGGGATGGCAGCGCGGCCTCTGCGGGCCTCCGTCCCCGCCGCGAAAAAGATGGACGGAGCCAGGGAGCTGGGTCCCCCGGAGTGGTTGACCGGGAGGTTTCGCCCAAGACTATCCGTCTACCAGACTGGCGAGTTGTCCAAAAAGCGTAGCTTCTACGAGACGTAGGCAGGTCCGCACTATGGCTAAACTTGTGCGAGTACAGACCTTGCCTAATGGTGGGGAGGGCTGTACGATACGCCTATTGCAATGTATGGACTGTACAGTGAGATACGGAAAGCACGATTCACGCTTTCCCCGGATCGGAGAGCTGTCCGGCTCCTACGACCCGTCTGTGAAGTACCATTGTCCCCGATGCCACGGCACCCGAGTTACGGTTTTTGCCTTCCGGGAGTAAGTAGATGTCGCACACCCAGCTAATTCGAGCGAACCGGGCGCAGTGGCACTACGTCTGGGCACTTCGCGCTGCGTACAACCGCTACTCGTGGATCTACGACCCCGATTACGCTAGCATATCAGACTTCGAGGCGTGGGAGAAGGTCCGCCGCGACGCGGTGATTGCCCACGCAATGGAGCACCGCCGCCATATGGTCGCGGGGCTGGAGTGGCGGGTTGTCCCCGTCGAGGACGATCCCGCCGGAAGGTTCGCAGCGCGGATTATGTCCGACTTGGTGGGCGAGACGCATAGGTTTCACCATGCGCGGTACAACCTGGCGGAGGCTATCTTCCGGGGTAGCAGCTTTGCGTTCATCGAAGGGCGTCGTAGGCCGATCTCGGTCGCCGGCCTCGACCAAATGGCGTGGTGGGTACCCGAGGGGCTGCGCCATGTGGATCGCTGGCGGTTCAGGATCACCCGCACGGGCGGACCCACGGGCCAGTATTCGCTCAACCGAAAGCGGATCTACACCCATTGGGAGATGTTCAGCGTTGCACGCGCCCAGTGGGAAAAGCTGAAGAACCCGAACTGGTTCGTACGCCATTTCTACGAGCAGATCGAGGAGTCGATGGGGTACGGTCGCGGCCTGCTCCAGGGGATCTTCTACTTCTGGCGGGCGAAGGAGGTTGCGCTCACTCAGGGGTTGCACGGGTTGGAGCGGTGGGCGCAGGGTATTCTCGCGGCGGCGGTTGATGGGGCGCGAGAGGGGAGCACCGGGCGTACGAATGACGAGGTCGCGGACGAGTGGATCGACCAGCTCAACAAGCACAGATCACAGCACGTACTTGTTCACGATAAGCGCGACGAGATAAGCGTCCACACGGGCGGCGGCGAGGGCCACCAGATCGTGATGGAGTTCATCCGCTACCTGGACAACGCCGTGACGCAGCTCATCCTGAGCAGCGTGCTGCCCACGGGCGGCGAGAAGGGGACGGGGTCCTACAACCAGGCGCAGGAAGAAGCCGAGCAGATGGAGACCCGCGTCCAGGCGGATCGCCAGCAACTGAGCGAAGACATCCAAGACAGCTTGGTGCGGTTGGTCTGGGAGCGGAATATCCCCACGCTTAAGAAGGCGATGAAGGACCGGGGGCTGGAGCTGCCCTCGCGTATGCCGCGTTTCCTGATTGTCAACCAGAAGGCGCAGGACCCGCAGGCCAACGTGGGCGTGATCACCGCCGCGCTGGGTATCGGGGTGCCGCTGGTGAAGACCGAAGTCTACGAGAGGTTGGGCTTCAGGCAACCTACGGACGACGACGAGGTCATCTCCGGCGCTCAAGATCTGCCAGGGGGCGCGGGCGGCGGGATGCCCGGCGGGCTGGAGGGTCCGGTTGAGGAGGAGTTGCCGCAGATGGACGCGCTCGACTTTGAGGGCGAGGACGAAGGTGACGAGGAAGGAGGTGGTCTCGTGCTTTCAGCGCAGGCCCGTCGATTTCGTCGCTTATGCGGACAATTCGGCCCCGAGCGGGTCGTTGACTACTGGGCAGAGCGCAGAGCAGCCGACCGGGCAGAAGACGTTGCAGGGGCAGGAGTGCGAACGGGGACAGACGGTAGAGAAGACCGGGTGCACACCGAAGGGTGATAAGGACGGCGAAGGTGGTGACGGGGGCGAGCCCGCAGCCCCGCCTACGAAGGAAGATGTTCAGGGGACCGTGGTCAGCGCGCTCCGTGGGTTTGACGGCAAGATGGATAGCGGTCAGATACAGGAAATGCTGGGTGAGACCGGGGCGGACAACTTCACCATAAGTACCGCTCTGACGGACCTGACTGAGTCGGGAGCGATCACCGCTGAGTATCTGAACGAGGAGGAGGTCGCGGCCATCGAGGAGAGCAACCCTCAAGCCCTGCTGAACCGAGCCACCAATCTCAGCGAGGGGGAGAACTCCGGCCAGCCGTTCGCCACGCTCAGTATGACGAGCGAGCAGAAGCAGGAGTTGGCTAGCCGTGAGTTGGAAGCCCAGAAGGCGGCGGACGCGCAGGTCGAAGCAGACAAGGAGTTTGTCGAAGCCTTCACCGACGCTACGCCTTTCGAGGACTTGATCCCGCAAGGCGGTTGGCTGGAGAGTCGGGCAGAAGACGCGGAGATGAAACAGCTCGACGCGGATATTGACCAGCAGCAGGCTGAGATCGACGCGGTGAACGAGAAGCTGAAGCAGTGGGACCAGGCGGGTCAGGGCAGAGAACAGGTGGCCGCAGCGAAGAAGGAGCTTGCGAAGTGGGATGAGCCTCTGGCTAAGAACGCCGAAAGTCAAAAGGCGGCGAAAGTTTTACTAGATTCGCAGAAGAAGGCGTTGGAAAAGAAGTATGGCCCGAAGATCAAGAAGGTAGCCGATCAAAAGAAGGACCTGAAGGCGACGTACGACGAGAAAAACGGGGAGATAAAAGCTAAGAAGAAGAAATTGAAGGAGGAGTACAACGCAGCTAAAGCGGATTTGGACGAGAAGATCAAGGGGTATGGCACTCTCCTACAGCAAGAGGGCCTCTCCAAAGAAGCTAAAGCCGAGTTGAAGGCACAGCAGAAGGAGTTGCGGGCGGAGAAGACGGCGCTGACTAAGGCACATGGGGCCAACCAGAAACCGCTGCGTAAGGAAGGTGATGTGCTAACGGAGAAGTACAAAAAAGATAGGGATGCGATAGACGAGGAGAAGAAGGGGTATCAGGGAGAGTGGGATGCCGTAAAGGAGAAGGCCGAAAAGTCGTATGAGAAAACCAAAGGCGACTTAGACAAGCAGTGGAAGGGGCTAGATGCCGCTCGTGGTGAGGCGAGCCTAGCCGTAGCGGAGCTTCAGGGTCGGAAGAAAGCCCTGACCGACGAGAAGGCTGCGCTGACGGGCGGGATGAAAGCGTTGGTCGAGCACCGAAACGAGCGCAAGGCCGAGGCTGAGGCTCGCGAAGCCGAGAGAACCTCCGAAGAGGTGACGCTGGGCGAGAAGGACGTCGAATCGGCTGGTGGGGCAGACGACGACCAGGGGCTCCGCGAAGCTGTTGACAAGGAGTGGTCTGAGAAGTGGGACGCAGCCGCCGCCGAGACGGAAGCCAAGATTCAAGATTTGAGTGACCAGCTCTCTAAGGACGCAGACACCGCTGAGTACGATAAGGATAAGGGGTACATCGAGCGGGCTATTCGTAAGGTGCTAAAGAAGGCGTTCAAAGGTCTGGACCTGGGGATGAAGGGGCCAGACAGTGCCAAGGTCAGCGGCACGATCAATGAGTTGCGCGAGAGTATCGAGGATAAATTCGGTGAGGGGTCGGGGGAGGTTCTAGACGACCTGAAACATTTGATGGCGGACGCTCCACCAGACGAAGGTACACCCGATGAGCCAGACACACCCGACGAGCCAGACACACCCGACGAGCCAGACACACCCGACGAGCCAGACACACCCGACGAGCCAGACACACCCGACGTTTTCCCCGACGAGGACGACGAGGACGACGGACTAGACGACAGCGAGTTCTTGGACTCACTGCTAGCGGAGCTAGCGGGAGAAGCCCCGGCGGAGCCGGGGGAGGAGCCCGACGAGGAAGACTCTGCGAATAATCTAGCTCCTTTTGAAAGTTCGGTAGAAGCTGCGAAAGGGCTAGTGGAGCACTTGAAAAGTTCGCTGAAGGGGTTGACCGAGGCGGAGGAGCTAGAAAGCCCCGACACGGTAGCTGGCCTAAAACAGGACATAAAGGACGCCGAGAAGGACCTAGCGGAGGCAGTCAAAGCTTTAGAGTTTGAGAAGGAGTACGGGGACGACCCCGCCGCCGCCGGGGCTAAACATACCGATAAGCTCAAGGCGGGATACAAAGAGGTTGCCGATACGCTCAAGGCGGGATACAAAGAGGGGTCGGAATATACCGCCAGTACCTTTGCGGAGGCTTTGAACGCTGTACACGGGATGGCGGGGGCGTCTCTAGGCCCGAGTTATTATATTACCACCAACCGGAGTATAGACCTCTACCAGGCGCTCCCCCCTGAAATACAACAGAAGGTACGAAGCCTCATAGTCTGGTCGGGCATGAACCTCGAAACGGTTCGAGACCCCGAAAACTTCAACTCCAACCTAGCCGTAAATGACACATATAAGTATCTGGGGAACTACAAGGCTACAAAGCAAGACTACCTAGACGCTAACAAGACCATAACGGCCCTAGCTGCAAACCCGTACGTCCCGCCCGACCCAGACAGACCCGGCGTATGGCGAGGGCTCAATATGGACCCAGCCGACGTTGCGGAGTTCGAAGTAGGGCAGGCGTTCGAGATGGGCGGCTTCAATAACACCCCCGCGTCGTATAGCACAAATAAACAAAAAGCTCTCGGCTTCGCCGGTCAGTCTGCCGTCAAGCACAGCGTCCTGATAAAGGTACCGGAGCTAAAGTGGGGCACGCACATCGGTAGTTTTTCAGAGTACCACATCGAGGAGGAGACCCTGAGCGGTGGGGTTGGTACGATAGAGGACTTGACCTGGAAAAACAGATACGGGGACGAGGTGTCGGGACCGGGGGAGGGGCACATCTTGCACGTCACACTATCTCAAACTGAACCGACCCCCCCCCTCGCACGGAGTTTCTACAACTAGGAGACCTAATCAATGGCGACCGACGAAGGTTATCGTAGAGCTATGAAGCGAGTAACGGAAGAGTTGAGTAAACCGATGATGTCCCCCGAGAGACTGAAAGCGAAAGAGGAGCGAAGGCGACGGAGAGAGCGAGAGAAAGGCCAACAGGCTAAGAAGCCCATTGACCGAAAGTCGGACGGGAAGTAAACTTGGCACAAATGGCGGACTTAGCCCTCCCCAGTAAAACAGAGATGCCTTTGGAGTTCGGCGGACAGTTTACCGCTGTCGAGAATCCAGACGGCACCTGGAATATCCAAGACGTACCCGTCTTCTGTTCCCATAAGGTGAAGATCGCGGGCGCGAACGGTAAGACCAAGACGACGAACGTCAACAAGAAGTGGTTGACGGACGCCGTAAAGCGTGGAAAGCGCCGCTTCCAGGCAGACGGTTACCTTCCCCCGTTGCACATTCACCATCACCACCAGGGCAGAGAGACGGAACGGGCCGGATTTTTCCGCCTGCGTGGCGTAAAGCGCGGGAAGTACGAGGGGAAGAACATTTGGGTATTACACGCGGACCTGTTGCGCGTTCCGTGTGGTATCTACGAGAGAATCAAAGCAGGGGAACTGCCCTACCGTTCAGTTGAGATCCACGATGTGAAGAAGCCCGAAATCGACAGCCTTGGGCTGCTCGACGACGAGGTCCCCTTCTTCAGGTTGTGCCTCCTAACGGTAGGGCGCGAAGTTCCCTACACCGGGGATGTCGGGCGGGCAGTGAAACTCTCGTCGCAGCCGGTCGTCGCCTATCGAGAGTTGGGCCACGGTGCGATGGTGCTCACGTACGCACGCGGGCAACCTTGTGTGAAAGGTGAGACCGCCGCGAAATCGGGGTGCGTCCCTTCGACCCGAGAGGGTTCGCCAGGAGCGAGGTGCGACCCCGTCACACTGGCTCCGAAGGCGCTAAAGAAGCTAGATAAAGAGATACAGTCAACCAAAGCGCAGAAGGCCGCGTCGGCATTCAAGAAAATGTCGCCGGGTGCTCAAGCTGCCTTTGTGATGAAGAACGCGGGCAACCTATCAATAGGGGGACTGTCCGCGCTCATTGCCAAAATCAACGCAGGTGGTGATGAGAAAGCGAAAGCCATATTGGCTGAGTTCGTAGAGCTGATTGCGGAGTTTCTGCAAACCGGCGACACGAATATCCGTGATCAGCTACAGGAGCTGATCGAACAAGCCGAGCAGGAGTTTGGAGGTTACAACATGCCGGACGTGAAGGACGAGACGATGGAAGAGCAGGACGTCTTGATGTCGGCTATTCAAGCTCTACAGGACTACGCTCGCATGAAATATGGCGAAGAAATGCCACCTGTAGAGACAGCCGAAGACGATGAGCTGGTAGAGGACGAAGACCTCGCGCCCGCTCCCGTTGAGCAGGAGTTGCCGGAGGAGGAAGACGTCGAACGTCAGATGTCCAATGCCCCGGCAGCGAAGCCGAAGTATTCCCTGGCGCAAGCCATGAAGTACAAGGCCGAGCACGATCTGCTCAAGAGAGAAGTGACCCTTGAAAGAGCCGTTCACTACGCAGCTACTGAGCTGGCCCCCTACGGGCTGGATCAGAAGGAAGTGATCGGTAATCTCACCGAGGTCGCAAAAGAGCACGGTGTAGACGCCATCAAGCTGTACGTTGATGCCGTGAAGGAGTCTGCACAAGAGGACCCACCTTCGCAATGGACGGGCGAGCTGCCCAAGACAGAGTTGGAGAAGGGTATGGAGCAGTATGCCGGCTTCGGCGCGGAAGCGACCGAGAAGGCTCTCACTTACGCGGCGGAATACGATCTTCTCGCAGAGCGTATGCGACTGTCTTACGACAGAGACACATACGTGAAGGACTGCCTGATGTCTGAAGGATTCAAGGCGCGTATCAATGGCAACGGTCAGGAGGTTAGCTGATGGCAAGTCTGTCTGCGGCTGATCGCAATGTCAAGCTGACCTCCCAGGAAACTATCGCGGTTCCGATTGCGGACACCGAGGCAGTTTTCGTCGGCGGTTACTATGCGATTGACAGCGGCGTAATCACAGAGTTGACGGACGCGGCTGGGTCGAACCCCGCCGGGATCTTGGTCGAGTTTTCGGACCTGGATACTGGTGACGGTACGGATACCGGCGCGGCGGCGGCAACCCCACGTCCAGAGGGTGTTCTGGATATCGGCGGCGGAGTGGTCAAGGAAATCACCGTGACTGGTGCTTCGGCCCTAAGCGATGTTGGTACGGAAGTCTATCTGACCGGGGACAACCTGGCAGACCTGACGACCTCCGCGACCACCACGACTCCCGCAGTCGGCCTTATCTCGCGGTACCACAGTGGCACTACGTGTGACGTGCTGCTCTATCCGTACTCTAAAATGGCTAAGGTCTAAGGAGCTAGCATATGGCAGTAAATGCAGTTATATCCGG